CTATGTTAAGATTTTCAGTATTAAATGAAGTTAATCCTATGATTTTTGGTGTAAATACAGCCACTATTCTATCTCCTCTATTTTAAATCTATACTTCTTGCCTGTGTTATTATTTATTAAAAATAAGTCATTTCGACCTTCTTGTAGTGTCCAATTTCCTTTTGTACCATCTACAGAATTACCTTGTGTTTGGGCCATGTTATTTAAATGTAAGTCTCCAGAGTATATGTTTGCCCATACACATGAAGCAGACCCTATATTTTGAGCATTATCTGTAAATGGCATTAAATCTGCGGCCGTTCTTAAAACTGTATGACTAGAGTTACCTAAAGTTATTTCATGGCAAACTGTTGCTGAAGATGGTTGAGCATTGTAACCTAAAATAATATTATTAATACCTGTTGTAAGATCAAATCCAGCACAATAACCAGCAGCCACGTTACAAATACCTGTTGTACTAGAAGATAAACTTAGATATCCTACAGCTGTATTAAAATTACCTGTAGTGTTAGCATCTAAACTATATCCACCAAATGCACTATTGTAAATTCCAGTTGTATTTGCATTTAAAGCAGCTATACCTGCACCTGTATTACCACCACCTGTAGTTGTACTTTGTAAAACAGCTCTACCTAAAGCAGTATTTTGACCACCAGAAGTATTAAGCATTAAAGCAACAGATCCAACTGCTGTATTATATGTAGCAGTTGTAGAGCATATCATAGCCCTTTCACCTATAGCAGTATTATTTCCACCTGTTGTATTAGAGTACAAACTTTGAAATCCTAGTGATGTATTATATGTTCCTGTAGTATTAGAATATAAACTACTATGACCTATAGCTGTGTTATTAATACCTGTAGTATTGTTATATAATGTAGCTCTTCCCATAGCAATATTTCTACAACCTGTTGTATTATTTTGTAATGCATAAGCACCAATAGATACATTTTCAGCACCTGTTGTATTTGAATATAATGCAAGTGATCCTACAGCAGTATTAAATGCACCTATTGTATTTGCATATAAACTACGATCACCAATAGCTGTATTTGTAGTACCAGTAGTATTGGATATCATTGAATGATAACCTATAGCAACATTTCTATTAACTGTATTATTTAAAAGTGTTTGATGTCCTATAGCAACATTACATTGTCCTGTTGTATTAATTCTTAATGCTTGATAACCTATAGCTGTATTACTATTACCTGTTGTATTACAATTTAATGTTTGAAAACCTACAGCAGTATTATAACAACCTGATACGTTAGAACACATTGCCTGATATCCTAGTGATGTATTATATGAACCTATCGTGTTATCACACATTGCTAAATATCCTACCGCAACATTATATGTTCCTGTCGTATTTTTATTTAACGCTCTAGTACCTATTGCTGTTAATATACCAGTTGTATTACATTGACCTGCAAAAGCACCAACTGCTGTGTTTGTTGATACTGTGGTACATCTTAATGATTGAGAACCTATTGCTACAACTTCCTGTGCAGATGTGATAGATCCTGCTGCTAAGGCACCTATTATGGTATTATTTGCACCTGTTGTTATTTCATAACCTGTTTGATATCCCATTGCAACGTTTGATGAACCATTTGTCATACAGAAAAGTGAAAAACCACCAATAGCATCATTAGTTAATCCTGAAACGTTATGTCTCATTACATTAAATCCAATACCATTATTGTAAGTATTTTGAGCGTCTGTTCTAGCTTGACACTTTAATGCTTGAGTACCAATTGCAATTGATCTGTTTTGTTTGGTATTACCACACATTGCACCACAACCAATTGCTATATTATCTGTACCACTTACATTATCATGTAAAGTACATATACCTATTGCTGTGTTTCTACTACCTGTTGTATTATCTTTTAATGCATAATATCCTACGGCAGTATTATCAATACCAATTGTATTTGATTGCATTGCAATAGTACCTATGGCTACGTTGTGATAGGCTGTTGTGTTAGCTGCCAAAGCTCTATATCCAACAGCTATGTTACATTTACCAATTGTATTAGCACATAATGCTCGTGAACCAATTGCTGTGTTATATATTCCTGTTGTATTAGCATTACCAGCAGTATAACCCATAAACACATTTTCAACACCTGTAGATGTATTTTTACCTGCAAAACTTCCAACTGCAACGTTTAGATTACCTGTTGTATTTAATTCTAATGCTTGAAATCCTACAGCTATATTATGACTAGCCGTTGTTGATGTTCTTAAAGCACATGCACCTAAAGCTGTGTTGTATCCTTCTCCAGTGTATGATTCTAATGATCTTGTTCCTACAGCAACGTTTCTACTACCAGTAGTATTATTAAATAACGCACCATCACCAATAGCAACATTAACTGTACCTGTTGTATTACAATATAATGAAATTGCACCAATGGCAATATTTTTAGTTCCTATTGTATTAAATCTTAATGCACAAATACCTATAGCAGTATTACAAACTCCAGTAGTATTGTTTAATAATGAAAACATACCAACAGCAGTATTTCTTTCTCCTGTGGTAGTATTAAACATACTTTGATATCCGATTGCTGTGTTATAATTGCCAGTTGTATTACATTTTAAAGCTGATGAACCTATACCAACATTTCCCTCTCCTGTACTAATATTATTAAGTGCATCTAATCCAAAATAAAGATTACATGAAGATGAACCTATTTGATGACATGTTGTACCATCACTTATAGTAATTTCACCATCTTCTACATGAAGTTTGGTAGCAGGATTTGTTGTCCCTAATCCGAAATTTCCAAAACCAATAAAATTACAACCAGATGTATCAAATCTAATTCTCTCAGTACTTTCGGAAAACATTTTAAAAACAGGTCTATCTATATTTGCACCAGAATTTGCTCTAGGACAAATTGTAGCTAATAAATAATCTGAAGAACATAATACAAATTTGTTACAATCACCTGCTATATTTAAAGTTTTATTAAATGTCCAATCATCATTTGTATTTCCATATGTTAAACATGCAGCTGCACCATCTACTGTTATACCAGCCCCATTAGCAGCGGCCGCATTAGCAGCTCCACATGCAATTGTAATGTTTAAATCTTCTACGTCTAAAGTAGCAGTATTAATTGTAGTAGTTGTGCCGTTGACAGTTAGATTGCCACCAATTGTTAAATTACATGCGATAGCTACATTACCAGTGGTTTGAACTGCTAAATTACAACTGTTTGAACCGTTTTCTATAATAATCGCACAACCAGATTGATTTCTTATCCTAAATCCTCCATCACCTGTATGTTGTTGTAAAATAGTACCATTTGAACCTGAATTACATCCTGATGTATCGTCAACAAGTTGTATGGTAGGATAAGATGCTTTATAAACAGTTAATTCTCTATTAGGAGAAGCTGTTCCTATACCAACTCTATCGTTAGAACTATCAACATGTAAAGTATTTGTATCTACTGTAAGGTCACAGGTTACAATGGCGTGTCTGCAAACAGTAGCATCTCTATCAAACCTTATGTCTTGTCCAGATGTTGTGAAAACTCGACAATTTGTATTTCCTGCTTGTAATTCTAAAGCACCATAGTAACAACAAAATCTTGCAAAATTATTTCCATCTGAAGCAACAATTGTCAAACCATTACTACAGATAGTATCAGTATCTACAGTACCAGATGTTGTTATATTACCTGAAGTTGTAATTGCTATATCTGTTGCTAAATCGGCACCTGTTATAGATGCATTAAGAATATCTGCTGAGGTAACGGTGTTATCTACAATTTTTGCTGAAGTAACTGAGTCGTCTGTTACGATTGCCAGACGAGCAGGTGCCTTACCTAGATATGTAGCCATCTTACGTAATCTCCATTATGCTTAAAGTTGTATCAACACTATTATCGGTGTTAGATGTAACTTTTAAAACATCGGCAGTCTCCATTACGTATTTGTTTCCTGACATGATTTCAAGTGATGCTTTGCCTGGTATTTCAGCATTAGTTACAATACTAACATTATCACCATCATTATTTTCTAAAGTTACTGTAACTTCTATGTTTGTTGCAGAAATATTTGAGAGAGTAAGTCCTAATACAACAGCCGTAGTAGAAGAAGGCACAGTATAAATTGTCATGGCCGTACTTGCAGTTGTACTTCCACCACCAAATGTTTTAGTCTTAAATGTATTTGCCATTTATTATCCTAACGCAATTGCAAGTGCTGTAGCATCATCATTACTGATACCTGTCGAAGCTGCTGCATTAGCAACTTCAACTACACCAGTACTAGACCTAGCATATATTTTTTGATCAGCTGTGTTGATTGCAACTTCTCCAACAACCAAATCACTAGTTGTTGGAACTGAACTTGCAGTTTCACTTTTCTTTAATTTAATAACAGTCGCCATAGTTTTTTATTATTAACGACTATTAATAAGTTCCGCCGTCAATATCCCCGTAAGTTACATTTGATCCATCTGATTGCAAAATCTTACCATTAGCACCTAATGCCAATTTAGCAAGTGAGTTTGCACCATCTGAATATAAAATATCACCAGTAGTGTATGAACTTTGTCCAGTACCACCATAAACTTCATTAATTACGTCAGCAGTCCAAGTACCAGTAGTAATTGTACCTAATGTAGTAATTGTTGCTTGACCAACATAAGAAGTTGAAATATCAATTGCATTAGCACTTACATCTATTCTATTTGAAGTACCAACTACATCAATAACTCCAGATGAGAATGTTAAACCATCTCCAGCAACTGAAGAAGCAAGTTCTACGTTGTCTGAAGCAATTTGAAGACCATTTGCAACATTAACTTCTAATGTATCACCGTTTTTACTTAAACCATCTCCAGCAATTAAAGTACCTGAAGCAGAGAACAATGTAAAGTCTAAACTTGTAGAACCTACTGTTATTGCACCGTCAGTTGTAAGTACAAAACCTGTGTCCGAGTTAACTGAACCTTGTTCAACAAATGTAAACATTCCTGAAGTAACTTCAGCATTTTCATCAGCATCAGTAGCTCTTGACCATCCACTTGAAGCAACAACATAGATACCATTTTCACTTCCAGTTGTTTGATTCTTAACAAGAACTCTATCACCAACTGATAGGGCAACTCCATCAATTGTTTGTGTTCCTGAAAGTGTAATGTTTGCTGTTGTAGCAACTTTAACAGATCCTTTTACATCTAATCCTGTTCTAGCAGCATCAACGTATGCTTTGTTAGCAGCGTCTGTATCATTTACAGGTGTTGCAACATTTACAATTTTATTTGAGTTAGCATCAATATCACCACTTGTAGCAGTTAAAGTTAAATCACCAGATGTAGCTGTAATAGTTGAACCATCTACACTAACATTGTCAACAACTAAAGATGTTAATCCTGCAACATCAGTTGTTGTTGCACCTGGATTTAAAGATGAAGAACCAAGTGTAATTGTATTTACAGCAACAGCACCTGATGTAACAGTAAAGTCTGTAGCATCAAAAGATGCGATACCTTTATTTGATGATGTAGCGTCTTCTCCAGAAATAGTAATTGTATTTCCTGAACCTGCTGTATCAATACCTTCTCCACCAACTACAGATAATGTTTCACTATCCAAGTCAATATTTAAAGCACCGCCTGTGTCTGCTTGAAAGTCTAAATCTTGTGCTGTAACTAGACTGTCAACGTATGCTTTAGTAGCTGCATCCTGAGCACTTGATGGATCTACAACGTTTTTAATAACGTTTGTATTTGCATCAATGTCTCCAGATGCACCTAATATAATATCACCTGTTGTAGATGATAAAGTATTACCGTTTAAGTCTAAGTTATCAACAATTAAATTGTCTATTTTTGAATTTGAGTCAGTTACAATTGCACTAGAAGCTGTTAATGTTCCAGGACTATGATCTAGTAACTGAGTGTAATATCTACCACCAATTTCAATTGCTGAATTTGATGTTGAAGTAGGGTCACCTATAAAAAGTCTATAACCATTACCACCTGCACCACTATTGGTTTGGGATGTGTCATAAACGTAAGCCAACTCTCCTTGATTTAAACCACTAGGTGCCGTTGCGCCTGTAGTTCGTTTTATTTTGATTATTGTTGCCATTTATTCTCTCTCCTGTTAAAATGTGCCACCGTTTAATATCAAATCACCACCAGTATCGGTTATTATATCATTTCTACTTGTCCATTTTTTAGTATTATTGTCATATTGAAGTAATGCTCCATCGGCCAATGATGTCACATCTACGTCTTGTAATCTGTTTAATTTTGTTGTAGCTGCGGGAACGGTTACGGAAACCTGTTTAGGACCCGCTGCTGTCGTTGCGTTAATTTTTGCTGTTACGTTTGCCATATACCCTCTTTTTATACAAGATACTTATATTTATATATTTATATAATTAAGAGGATATATGTTGAAATTTATTGAATTAATTTGCTGTTTTTGCGTCAGCAGCTGTTGCTACGTTTGACGCAGTTTCGGCACCATTTGCAGATTTAGTGTCGTCTTTTTTTGCAAGTTCTTTTTCAATTTTATCGTCATAATATTTTGTTAGAACGTCAATTTTCTCAACTTCTACCACGTGTCTAACTCTACTTGCTTGTAAATCTTGTCTTACAGCAATAGCATTTAAACAATCACCCGATAATTCGTTTTGTTTGTACTCTTTACCATTGATAAAGATACTTGGCACCTGAGGTGCAGTTTCAGTTTTTTGTGTATTCAATTCACTACTCATTTTAATTTACTCCTTAACATATGTTATTGTTCACTTATTTATGTAGTCACGTTAGGTCGTACGGTTATAATTCCCTCTATGACTCTTGTTACTGTGCTGTCTGCCGTGTATGTTATTTCTATATCATAAACATATCTAGCAGGAGCGTCTAAAGCCGCAGTTTGAGCTGCAGTTAAAGATAGATTAATAACGCCTGTTGTTCTATCAGCATCAAATGTCGTTGTTATTGTGGTTCTTGTTCTTGTCGAAGTATAACCCAACGCCATTTTAGCTTCTGCTGTAAAACCAGTTAAATTAAATGCATCTCCATTTGCGTCTTTTACTGTTACAGATGAACTAAAAGAAGCACCTTGATCTATCGTTAAATTTGCTACTGCTGCCATAGTACTATTTATACGACTAAATAAGCATATGAGTAATATTTTTGAAATATGTGAATTAAATAAATTTAAATCAGACCTTAAAATTTTGTATAAAAAATCTAATATAGAGTGGGCTCAATATGGAAGTGAAAAGTTAAAATCACTTTACACAGGATACATTTCTACAGATACAAAAATTATACAAAATCTATTATCAGTTTTTAAAGATTATAATAATCTTATAGAGAATGTAAAATTTTTTAAGATATTAGCAAATGGTGAAGTAACTCCACATAAAGACAAAAGAAACGTAGCCATTAATATTCCAATAATATGTGATATAAAAAATACATTAAATTTTTATGAAGAACAAACTGAGGCTGAAGAAGTAAAAATTTTATTTAAAGATAAAGAAAAAAATACAACAGCAAAAAGATTTGCCAAAAAAAATATAGTTGAAAGTATCAATACAATTAATTCATTTTGTATAAACACTAATACAATACATGGAGTAGAAACTAATGTTAATTTTGATAGAATAATTTTAAGTATTAGTTTTAAAGATAAATATAATGACTTTTATAAGTTAAAAAAAATATATCAAAGTGGTAATTTATTGTGTTAATATTTGAACCTGAAAACAATCCTTTTAAAAATATATATTGTGATATAGTACATAGATGTAATATGGAATGTGCTAATTGTTATTTACCAAATAGAGATTTACCTGATCTACCAAAAGATAAACTTATCAATTTTTTTACTAGATTTACTAAACCAACAGAATTTAGATTTATAGGTGGTGAACCCACATTACATAAAGACTTGCCTGAGCTAATAAAAGTTGCTACCGATTTGGGTCACAGAACAACTATTGCTACAAACGGATTAAGAACCTCTAGTTTAAATTATTTAACTAAGTTAAAAGAAGCGGGACTTAAAACAGTTTATTTAAGTATGACTGGATGGGATGATAATAGAGTATATATTGTAACCGATAAAATGAGGTGTGCAACAAAAAAAATGAGTACACTTAAAAATACATTATCTTTAAATTTAAGATTATCTGTAGGCACAATTATTATAAAAAATTTAAATGAATTTATTATTGATAAAATTAAAGACAGCATGAATACACTTAATTACAGGCCAGGAACATCATTTGAGTTTA